ATCGGCCTTTGAATTTTTACCGGCGGACCCTGGCATTGAGGTGCTGGCCGATCAACCGGAAATCATGCGGGTGCGAATGGTCCGGTGCCGTGATATCGAACAGCGATTCCAGTTGGATCCGGAATCTATTCCGGCAGAATCCAATGATGCAGATCTCTTTTTCTACCAGCGGCAGATTGCCGATTTAGGTACACGGCAGCAGGGAATGGCCTCCCGGGGCGTCACGGCCATGGGAGATGACATCACGGATGGCTATGCGCTGCAGATTGAGTGCTTTACCGCACCCTCGGCCAAGTATCCACAAGGCCGCTATGTCGTAGTGGCAGGTCAGAAACTGCTGAAAGTTCACTATGAATTGCCGGGCCAGTTCCAGCATGTGCATCGCAATCCGTACCCCTGCGTGGAATTTTGCGACGATGCTGCACCGGGCCAGTTCTGGCCGGATGCTTTTGTGGAACGGCTGGTGGGGCTGCAGTCCGAATATAACGAATATCGTTCCAAAATGGCCGAAAACTTGGCCATGCACTTCTTTCCCAAGCTGGTGGTGGCCAAGCAATTGAATCTGGCCGAAGATGCCTACACCAGTGAGGCAGGCGAGCGCCTGAATGTCAATTATGTGCCGGGCATTCCCATGCCCAATTTCCTGCAACCCTCAAGTGTGATTGGGGATGCGTGGAATATCCTGAACACCATTAAGCGGGAATTGGATGATATCTCTCTGATTTATCCATCGGCGTTGGGTGGGGCGGGTGGTGCGTCCAGCGGGTTCCAAACCAACCTGTTGCAGGAAGCAGCCGATCAGGTGCATGGTCCCGCGATTCAGCGTAATGCCATGGCACTGGAAGAGGCATATTACAAGATGCGGCACCTGATGAAGCTCCACTATACGGAGCCTCGTCTCATCAGTGTGCTGGGCCAGAATACCCTGCCGGAAATTTACGAATTCACCCGCGATAACATTGACGAACAGGCGGATGTCCGTATTGAGCCCGATAGCCTGATGCCAATGTTGCGCTCTGCCCGTGTCGATATGATTCGGGGCATGTATGGGGATGGGCTTTTTGGCGATCCCAAAGATCCGGTGACGCGCAAGCGGGTCTTGGACATGATTCGTATGGGCGGTTACGTGGACTTTGAAATTGATCGGGAGCAACGGGATCAGGAACAGGCCCAGCTGGAGAATATTCGGATGACCCGGGGTGAGTTACTGGACAAACCCCAGGTATGGGAAGATCATCGTATTCATTGGGAATCTCACGTCGATCTCTTCAAATCTCCTAAATCCCAGGAGTGGTCAGAGTCATTACGTGTAGCCTACGCCTGGCACGCCCTCATTCACCTCTCCTATTTGTCAGAGGATGATGCATTAAAGATGGCTGGGGAATTTGGTCTTCGGGATAAACTGGAACAGCTATTGGCATTACGTCGAAAACCACGCCCTCCAGCCCCACCCCCACCTCCACCACCTCCACCGGGTCCGCCTCCAGGGCCACCCCCAGGGCCACCTCCTCCGGAGCCTCCGCAGGGTCCCCCACCACCTGAAATGATGATGGATGCAGCAGCGATGCAAGGCCCTGTAAGTTGACATAAACGTGAAAATAGAGTATAATACGTAAACGTGAATTCGTTTGCTGACGTTTCAGCAATGGCCCGCTTTCTGTATCCCGTCTTGGGAAGCGGGTCACTTTTTCGGTTAGACGTGGCGTAACTCCACGGGACCGCACACCCAGAGATTTATGATTTTGCCACTATCCCGCTATTGGGGGTGGTGCGTGCGTCACTTATGTCAGAATCCACATTAAACCCAGCGACCATTGACTTTAACTCTCTTCATGAGCAAGCCATGTCGCATACTGCTGGAAACGAGGCCGTGTCTACTGCCCCGGCCACCGAATCCGCAGTCCCCGCTCCCAGTACTACAGCTGAATCTGAGACCGCCCCCGCGGCGGCATCCTCAAGTACCCCGGCTGATCTTAAGATACTGGATTTGCCCGTAGACGGGCATGTGCGGGTCAAGGTGGACGGACAGGAGCAAGTGCTCCCGATCCAAGAGTTCAAGGACGGTATTTCCCGAGAAGCGGTTTTTACGAAACGTATGCAGACGCTGGCGAACCAGCGTCGATCTGCTGAAACTGAACTAGCAGCCCAGTATGCGTACTTGCAGCAACAAGCCCAGATGCTTGATCAAGCTCGTACATACTTGGAGCAGCAAGCGCAGACCCAGTCGTTCGTTCCAACCACTCCGGAGAGCCCGGCAGCGCCGATGCCGCAGCTCCAAGATCTCGCCACTGTGGGTGATGTGCAATCGCAGATTCACCAAGCCATTCAGCATTTAGCGCAGTATCAGCAGCAACGAGAACAACAATTCGTGAACGCGTTGGGACAAGCCTCCGAGCGTGTGCAGGAAGATGTTGCGTTGCAGCGAGATGCCTCCAGCTATAACAAGGGATTGCAAAATGTTTTGAACAAGCCGGAGTACACGGCCTGGGTCAAAGCAGTTCCGTATGCTGAACAGATTATTCGCTATGAAGTAGCGAATATGGATCCGCAATCAATCGAACAAGCCCTGGAATTCACTGAACAGGTGGCCAAGGGGCATGTCGAGTCGTTGCGGGCGGCTTCGCAGGATTTGCAGATTCGGCAGTCAGTGGCGCAAGCACGCGCTAAACTTGAACCCCCGGCGGGTTCACCACCAGCCCCGATTTCAATGTACAAACCCGGTTCTGCCTTCGGGAAGAATGGCTTCGACTGGAATGCATTGCGAGCACGGGCATTGAACATGCTCTGAATCCCGCCGATTTTTTGGAGTCGTAGCATATGGCCTTTGATTATTCTGCAGCAACACCTATCTTGAAGGAAGTATATCTTCCGGCGCTGCAGGAACTACTGAATAACGCAACCCCGCTGCTCGCCGCGATGGAAAAAGAAATTGTTCCCACGGAAGGTGGCAACTTCGTCATTTCGATTCACCGCACTCGTAACAATGCCTCGGCGATTGGCCGTTCGGAAGGCAGCACGTTGCCTACCGCCGGACAGCAGGGCTATGTTCGAGCCATTGTGCCGATTAAGCAGTTGTATTCGCGCATCAATGTCAGTGGGAAGGCCATTGCGGCCACCCGCTCGAACAAGGGCGCATTTCTGCGGGCACTGGAAGCCGAAATGAAATACGTCATGACCGACACCAAGCGTGGCTTGAACCGCCAGCTCAATGGGGACGGTACGGGCGCGTTGGCGTATTGGACGACCGCGGATAACACGTCTGGTACCGATGTCGATGACAATCTCGGCAACGGCACAACGCAGTTGGGCGTGGGATCTGTGACCTGCGACCTGATTGATACCGATCATTCCACGAAAAATGGCGATTCCATTGTGGTAACACGTGGAGCAGTGAGCACGGCCACCACCGCCGTGACGTGGACCGGAACGGTATCCAATTCGGGCGACGGCGATTATCTTGTCCTGGAAGATACGTTGGGCAATGAGATGACGGGCATTCAGGCAGTCATTTCTGCGGCGAATCCGCCGCTGTTGTCCGGTGGTCTACATGGCTTGGCGGTCGCAACCTACGATGACTGGAAGGCGATTGTCCTCGGTGACGATGCGGCCAAGGTCGATCTGACGTTCCCGCTCTTGCAGCAGCTGGTCTCGAAAATCGTCAGCGAATCGGGTGCCGACGAGTCGGATCTGAAGATGTTCCACTGTCACCCGGCTATGCGTGACACCTATGTCAAGCTGTGCCAGGACGAGCGCGTGTTCTATAACGTGATGAAGCTCGATGGCGGCTGGGAAGCGGTGACCTACAACGGCAAGCCCATCGTTGCCGATGTGCAGTGCCGTCGCAATGCAATCTTTGCGATTGCACCGTCCAGTCTCGCATTGATGCAGATGGCCCCCTTGGACTTCATGGACAAGGATGGTTCGGTGTTCTACCGCATTTCGGGTGGGGACGTGGATGCCTACGGTGCAACGGCATTCGTGTACCAGGAACTGGGCTGCAAGGCCCGGAACCAGAATGGCCTGTTGAAGGGCCTGAACGAAGTGTGGCAGTAATCCGGTAACTTGATATGACACCCAGCGTGGCTGGGTGTCATATCCCCTAACTGGGCGACATGCAAGAGCGTCGTCCGTTAATTAGGAGTGAATGTTTTTATGGCCGATATTTCGACACGCATTAAAACGCCCCGTCGTCAGCGCGGTGATTACGCAACAAAGACGGCTGCCTATACGATCAAATCTTCGGACTCGGGCACGTTGTTTAAGTGGAATTCTGCGACGGCGTTTACGTTTACTCTACCCGCGGTGGCCAGGGCACTCAAAGGCGTTTTCTTTGATTTCATTGTCCAGACGGCGGCGACCAGTGGCACGGGCCATGGAGTATCTCCAGCAGCGGCGGATAAGATTTATGCCCCCGGCATCACAGAAGCTGATGACAAAGATATTTTCTTTGCAACGGCGTCAGATGCGGTGGGGAATGGCTTCCGCCTCGTTTCCGATGGTGTAGATGGGTGGCACGTGAGTGCCCAGAACGGCACTATTAGTCGGGAATCCTAAGCGAAGGAAGTGAGGGTGGTGGTGGAGGCCCCACAGGAATTTGTCGAACGGTTGCGGGCGGCCTTTGAAGGTCGCCTGCGTATTCGCTGGTCAGCCAGTGCGCGTGAATTTCAGATTGAACAGCGAGTAGCGCGGGGCCTCATTAATTTCCCGGCAGTCTTGTCTGACGATGAACAAATCCGTCTTCGCGACGGCTACTTCTACGTCATGTCAATTCGGGCGGGAGATCGGATGCCGTGCCCCCGGTGCGAGGCCATTCTCTCCGTGCCCGTCCGGGAAGTCAAAGAACTCAGTTGCACGCGGTGCCGAACAAATGGTCTTGAGCACCGGGTCGCTGCTGGATTTTTTCCACTGGATGACACCCTCATTACCTATCTAAAAGCCATCGATCCTTTGCGGGGAGCGTCTCGTGAACTCCGTGCCAAGGTAGATGCCCACAATGCTGCTTTTACGGCACAGCAGCGGCAAGCTGTCCTGGACAAAACTTATGCAGCCGGGGCAGATGATTTCAATCGGATTGCTGGAATTCCCAATGTTGGGTACACCGGCCCGGCGCCTATGTGGGCGGATGCACCCGTAACTTCAATAGCAGAGTGAGAATATGTCTGATGCATCTTTTTTTGTTCATCGCAAACCCTATGCGACGGAGCAGGTGACTGTCTCGACTTCCGTGGCAGTTCCGACTACCGCAAAAGTCCTGAATACCAGTGGGGCCGTGACGGATGGATCCTCGCCCGCTCGCTGGGCCGTCACATTTCCAGCTACCGCTGCTATCGTAGAAGTCATTGGTAGCAATGGTCTGATTTACACACTGGATGGTTCTACGCCCTCGTCTTCAAATGGGGGCCGCCTGAGCAGTGGGGATACGTTGACCCTGGCGGGAACTCAAAAGGTTACCAACCTGAAAATGCTCCGGTCGGGAGCTTCGGACGCCACCGCAAATATCACCTACT